CTCTTATAATATTATCCCTGAGGGTACAATTACTGCCGAAGTAGAAGCAACTAAAATATACAGAAAAGTGTTTATTCGTCGTCTTACAACAGGGAGTTTAACACCAGCATGAGCATTCGTATGAATGTTTTTGGAGTTAAGCAAACTAAAAGATTCCTAAAGAAGAAAGATAAAAGAACTGAAGAATTAACAGAGAAAGGGATTAAAAATGCAACATTATTCTTACATGGTGAAGTAAAAGAATCAATAGCAGGGAGACGTGCCGAGAAAACTTCTGTTGATACTGGGCGATTTTTGAATAGTGTAGATCTACAAGCTAAGAATTTTATCGGTGCGGTATTCTCTAATTTGGGTTATTCTAAATTCTTGGAGTTTGGGACCTCTAGATTTACTGGTAGACGTCACTTTAATAACAGCAAAGATCGTAATAGGAAAAAGATTGGCCAGATAATTCAGAAGTCTGTAAATAAAGTCTAGGTATATACTGAACTAATCACCTTTTTTATAGTTCTTTTTTCTCCAATTAACACTACAAGCGAGTAGGAATAAACATGGCTGTTACTAAAACAAATCTAATGCGAGATGTTCTCTTCTTTGTGAAGGATGACCTAGATGGACAAATAACTGATCCGATTTCTTCTAAACGTGGTGCTACTTCTAAATTTATAATGACTTCTTTTCCTCAAAGACAAGTTCAATATCCTTTAATAACAATTAAAATATCCAATGTAGAAGCACAAAGAATTGGGCAACAATCTACATTACAAGATATTACTATCACAATGGAAATAAGAATCTGGGCTAAAAACCAAAGAGACAAAGATACAATTTATAATCAAATTTTAGACAGATTAGCAAACATACAATTCACAGCCTCAACAGGTTCAGTAGCAAATGATATTCATGATTTCAACATATTAAGTTCTGTTGAAGTAGATGAAGAAGGAGAAGGAGGTGTTAAAAGTAGAATACTCACTTGTGAGTACAAGTTCTACGACGCATAAAATGGCAGATCGAGATGAAAAAGAATACCAAAGAGAATTGAAGAGAGAAGAAAAGAAGGAAGAAAAGCAAAAGATTAAAAAGAATAAATTCAATAATCAAAAGGAGGTAAAAGAAGAATAAATGGCAAGATATATTGCAGATCAAGATAAAACAGTTTTCTTACTTGAAAGCGGAACTTATGCTAATACTTCTGGACCAGGATTCTGGCCAGGGCTAGTTACAGGTATCGAGATTGAAAATGCTGAAAACTTAATTCAGACTAGATATTTAGGCACGGCTACTAGAAACTTAGATGTACAAGATCAAGGACCTTTAGATGTTACTGCTACTCTTACTTATGCACCACAAGACATGAAAGTAATGTTTTGGGCAATTGGATCAGTTACTGATGTTTCAGGAACAGTTGCAGTTCATAATGCTACTGAAATTAATACAGACTCAAGACAAAATGTTCACACATCTGGTACTTTAAACCCACCAAAAAGTTGGACTATTGAGAACTCTAAACAAGCTCCAGGTACTGGTGCGAATTTCATTAGAACAATTAGAGGAGCAGTTCCAAATACTACTACTTTGACTGTTACACAAGGAGAGAGAGTTACAATTGAACAAGAATTCATTGGGCAATCAATTTCATTTGGTTCGGGTACTACAACATCTGTTACGGAAAAAACAATTCCAAGTTATTTGTGGTCAGACGGACAATTAACAATAGCAGGAAGTACAGTCCCTACAACTACTGAAGTGGTTTTGGAAATAAATCAAAACATCCAAGGAAATCATTATGTAAACGGTTCAAGAACTGTAGCTACACCATTCCCAGGTAATAGAGATTATACACTAACTGTAAACACCGATTTAAACAATCCAGAAGCTACAAGATGGTTTAGAGATCTATTCAAAGGCGGTTCTTCATTTAATGCACAATTAGATTTAAATGCAGATAACAGAGGACAAACTGGATCACAACATACACAATTCGCAATGAGCGGATGTAGGATTAGTGAAATGGAAATCCCAAGTTTGAACGAAGGAGTTACTGAAGCAACTGTTATTATTACACCCGAATCAATTTCTGCTAAAGACTGGACTAACGGAGCCACACAGGCCGAGTATGCGAAAGTCTAATCCAAGCGAGGATAAGGGAGGTAATATGGAAAAGAAAGTAAAAGTCGGAGACAAAGAAATTGTTTTGAAGAAAATTGCTTATCTAGATGGTATAGATATAGAGGATCTTAGGCAACAAGGAAAATTGAGGGAAGCTGCTTCAAAGATGCTGTCTGCAGGTGCAGAAATATCTAGTGAAGACATCTCTAAGTTAAATGTAGAAGAAGGAATTCTTTTGCAAGGGGAAGTCAATAAGCATAACAATTTGGAAAATTTTCAACAATCCCAAGGGGAGTAGAAACAGAATTAGAACTTTGTAGGTTCTTTCACTGGTCTCTCTCAGATGTAAAAAGTCTTGATTTAGAAGAATTCAATTGGGCAATAAGATATATCCAAGCGTATAATCGTAAAAAAAAGATGGAAATAAAGAAAGCCAATAGGAAGAAAAGATAATGGTAAATGTAGGAGGATTGTTAGGTGGACTTGCAGGAGGGGCAGTAGTTGTAGTTACTATCAAGGCTATTGATCAATTTAGTCGTACTTTCAAGAAAGCAGGTGGTGGCGTTAGTAAGTTGGGCACAGCATTCTCTGTGGGTGTTACTAGTGTGGCTGCATTTTCCACTGCGATGATAGGGGCTTCTGTAGGAATAGTTTCTTTGGCAAAACAAGGTTCTAAAGCTATTGCTGTACAAGAATCATTTAACAAATTACTAGGTAAAAACTCTACCGAGGTTTTAGAGAAATCTAGGAAAGCGATCAAAGGCACAGTAAGTGATTTTGAATTAATGACAAATGCCAACATATTCTTCCAGAACATAGCTGGTGCTACTCCTGAACAATTTGAAGAAGTAACTAGAGCTGCTGGGCCATTAGCTAGAGCAGTAGGTTTGTCTGTTCCTGAAGCGTTCAATAGAATGGTTCAAGGTATAGCAAAAGGTGAAACTGAATTACTAGACGAATTAGGTTTGAAATTAGATGCAACTGTAGCTAATAAAAAATACGCTGAATCATTAGGTATTACTGTAGGCGCACTAACTGCACAAGATAGGGCTATGGCCGCATTGTTAAATGTTTTACCTAACATAGAGGAACGAATGCAGAATTTACCCACTCTACAAGATGACCTAAATACCTCTACAGAAAAAATGAATGCTCAATGGTCTAATATGACCAATGAACTAGGGAAAGGTTTGATCCCAGCTGCAACAACACTCCTCATGGTATTCAATGAACAATTATTGCCTGTTTTGAGAGATGAAGTCTTTCCATTTATACAAAACGATTTAGCCCCTGCCATAGTTGAACTAGCCCCATTATTTGGAGAGTTCTTGGCTGACTCAGTAAGAGGTAGTGTTTCCGCAATCAAACAATTACTTCCAATCCTTGTTCCATTATTGAAAACCTTATTACAACTAGGTATAGCTGCTATTCCGATTATGAACAAAGGATTACAATTATTTATCCCATTATTAGCGGCGATTGCCACACCACTTCAAGGATTAATTAATGCGTTTATTAAATTAGTTGAATTACTAAAACAAGCTGCTTCTTTCATTGGAAAATCTACTCTCGGGGAAGTTCTGGGAGGTGCCTTATCAACAGGAAATAGAGCCACTGGATTTGTGGGACGTGCGATAGGAAATATTGGGGGCAATATAGTGGAACAAGGGAATAATGATTTCGCACCAGGACAAAATATGAGTATGATGATTAATATAGAGGGCTCTGTAATGTCTGAAGACCAATTAGCTAGTATGTTAAGTAGGGCCCAATCTAATCAGCTAAATAATATGGGAACATTATAATGGTTGTAAATATTGAAATGACTGTTGCTGGAACAAAGTTTGAGGATTGGCAAAACCTGAGATTACACAGATCTTTAGATAAATATAATCAAGTATCTAATTTTTTTGTTACATTAGATTCTCCATTTGGCAGACATAAAACAGATTTCTCTGTTGGGCAAGAAGTCATTATTAAAGCAGATCAAGACGCTAGTCCGACTACAAAAATATTTGCAGGGATACTAGAGAAAGTTAGATTTAAGGGAAAAGGCAATACTGAAACAGTTGAATTAAGTGGGCGTGATTTCGGAGCTAGATTATTAGATGACACAGTTGAACCAATTGTATTTACTGATTCTGAAGTGAGTACAATAGTAACAAATATTATGGGATCTGTTTCTGATGTGACTGTAAACAATGTAAATGTTACTACTACAACACTAAAAAGAATAGCGTTTAATCATTTGGATGTATTCAAAGCATTACAAGAATTAGGTAAATTATCTGGGTTCTATTTCTTTGTAGATGAAAATAAAGATCTAAACTTTAAACAAGTTGAAAACGTATCTTCAGGGGTTCAGTTAGATAATACTAATGTAACTAGAATGAATCATGATCGTACCAGAGAGGGTATGGCCAATGATATTTGGGTCTATGGCGATAGAACATTAGCAGGTGAGCAAGAAGTACAAAACGCAGATGGAGGTTCTATTTTCACATTATTAAATAAACCACATAATACAGTCGTGAGATCTTCATCCTTTCCAGGGAGCATATTCAAAGGCGGGATTTCTGATTTAACAGTAGTGCCTACTTCTGGAACTGAATATTTAGTTGATTTCCATGACCGAGAAATTGTATTTCAAAGTGGTACTGAAATTGGGTATAATAGAATCCCTACAAGTGGTGGTAGTATAATTGTTGATTATCAAAAAGAAATCCCCATAGTCAAAAGAGGTCAAAACAGAGGTTCTATTACTTCATTTGGTAAGAAAAGGAAAGTTATCGACGACAAATCAATCAAAGACCCCGCAACTGCAGAAGCAATACTTAAAAAAGAACTAGAAAACGCTGACCCATTTAGAAGAATAGAATGTGATCTAAAAGGATGGTTCACATTTAATCCAGGTGAGACAGTTAGAGTAATTTTAGATGATTTCAATGAAGATGGGCAAAAAGAAATCCCAATACTTGATATAACTTATACATTTGACATTAATACTACGCAAAGTGAGAAAATAGTTAAAGTAAGATTAGACAAAAAAGTATTAGACTTAACAGATGAAATTACTAATCTAAGAAAAAGATTATCATTAATTGAAGCAAAAGACAGACAAAATACGGATGTTATTACAAGACTAGAAGAAGGAACTGGTAGTTTAATTATAGTTGGTTCAACATGGGCTGTTAAAACTAGAACGCTAGGATCTTCTTTTGTATTAGATGTTACTCCAACTACTACAGGACCAACTTTTGGGGCTAGATTAGGTAGCATAGTGGCTTCAGGGATAAATTTCTTGGGTGACTCAAGAGGACCATTAACAGCATTCGCAAGTGGAGGATTTGGCTATCCGCTATAATTAAATACTATGATATATTCATTAAACCGAGGTAATTAAAATTCCGTTCACAAATCAAGGAGCCCAATTTGTAGCATTAAGATTAGGTAGTTCTCTATCCGATGAATTCATTTCTGCAGTTGGAATTGGTTCGGGTTCAGGAACAGCGATGGTATCAAATACTACATTACTAGGAGAGCACACTAGAACAATGATAACAGGATCACCTAATTTCTCTGAAACACGTAAAGTGGCATTTCAAGGGGATTTCTCTTCTGTAGAAATGTCTGGTTTAATTTTGACAGAATTTGGATTGTTTAAGTCTGGTCCAAGTAATGTTGGTTCGGCTTGGCAAAGAGAAGCTTTTGGATCCTTAATTTTCGACGGATCAAATGAATTGCAAATTACAACTACATTAGAGGTAATAGCTGGTAGTTAGGTATATACAAAATGAATCACAATATAAATACAAAAATGGAGGTAATATAACATGGCTGGAGAAAATGCATTCCCAAAAGATCCAGGGGACATATTATTTGCATCAGAAGTAAATAGGTTTCCTGCTGCTAGTGGGTTGTCTATAACTTCATTTGATTTACCTATAGGTGGTAGTTTTTTAATTGGCACGGGGAGTTTGACAAATCCTTGTTCATTTAGGTTTGTTGGAAAATCAGAAGGTCCAGCAATTGCTATTCAATTTTCTGGTACTGTTGCGGGGGATACTGGCTTAATGACAACAGATGCAGGTGGAGCAGGTAGGCTTGGTGCTGTTTATGATGGCCTTTTACCGACTTTTGTTAGAACAACAAAGGTATCGAATACAGCTACTCCGACTTCTGATGGTAACATAACTGGTAGATATTACCGTCCTAATGTATTTGTTAATCCCGGTTCAGAGTTTGTATTATTCGTAGGTGGTTCAACTATAGTTGGTAGTCATCCAATTACATTATCAAATCTAGAATGGCAAGGTGAATTTGGCAAAACAAGGTATAGGTTATGAGTTATATAAAAAAAGAATTTAAGAAACTAGCAGGAATGAGTTTAGTTATAGTTGGATCCTTCTTAATATTAGAACATATTTATACATACGGTTCTATCTCTCTATTAGATTTCTTCGGCCATGAGTGGTTTGGAATTATATTAATTGTAATAGGTTTAATTATAGCAAACAAAAAATGGTCTGAAAAACTATCCCCAATTAAATATGCTTTAAACAAACTAAAATGAGTAAAAAAATGATGGATATGTTGGTCGAAATCAAAGTAGATACTGCAGAAACAAAACAACACATGAAAGATATGAATTCTAAAGTTCAAAGAAATGTTGATTCAATTGAATTAAATAGAACAAAAATCGAAGGCCAAGGTAAGAAAATAGCTTATGGTGGTGGAATTGTTGCTACTATAATGGCCCTCTTTGGAATATTCAAATAAAGGAGGTAAAAAATGTACGATTACAAAAAGACTTTAAAAAAAGGTTTTTATTCTGCAATTATAGTGTTCTGTGCAGGTCTATTAAGTGTATACGGCGATCATCAAGGATTCTTAGCTTTTATACCATTAGTTGAAGGAATAAGAAATTACGTAAAGCATAAATAGTCTAAAAACATAGATATATTGTTAGGGTAACCTACACCTTTTTCGAGGGGGGATTAATTCTTGTCTACCCAGATTGGAATCCCCTCTTTCTATCACACCCACACCTTCGTTTCCACTGGAACTTCAAAAATTACACTATCATTATATAATAATATTATATTATATTCATATTATTATAATATTTTATTTTAGGTAGATTTAAATATCTTGAAGATTAAAATAACCCATGGGTAGGCGCAAAAAAGGTGTGAGAGGTAAATCTTTTACATTAACACATGATCAAATTGCATTGTTAGATTATCATGCAAATCAAAGTCCTTTTAAATCAAACAGCGAATTCTTGGGGTGGTTGATAGATTCTTTTGATGCTAATTCTGAACCACATAAAGAACTACAAGTATTAGAAGATAATGAGAGAAACTTATTGAGGAAGGTAGATGAGATTAAGAAAAACAGAGAAGGTGTTTTAAGAAGAATAGAGGCTCACAAGGATAAAGAGAAACATAAAGAAGAGATGGTAGAAAGGGCCTTAGATATACTAAGAAGGAAGATCATGGAAGGAGATAGTACAGATGAATTGCTCAGGATAGCCAGAGTACACTCTCTAAGACTAAAAACTGATCCTTATGAACTATTATTCAGGGCAGGTAAGACTATTGTTAAAGAAAGAAGATTATAGGAGCCATATTCTCCGATAATTTCCCTAAAGAGTAGTTACACCAAAGGTTTAAATAGATAAAATAGGTATATACAACATGTTCGACTACGATAAAATAGAAGATATTGAAGGATATAATACATTCAAAAGCATAGTTCTTAACTTCAGTTCTATTACTACCTCTCAATTATGGACTATCGCAAGTAAGATTAATTTGAGATCTGATTATCATAGGTCTTGGTTAAGGGAATTAGAGGCAGAAGGCATATTAGAACAAACATCTTGGATAGGTGGTTGGAGAGTTAATCAGTTAGTAACTGCGTAGTGGTAAGATATATTTATATATAGTTCTTGTTTAAGTAGAGTATGGAAAACAAAGAAGAAGTGGATGCAGAAATCTGGGAACACAGACTAGAAGAAGCAGAAATGGATTTAATATAAGAAAGAAGTGTGGATACTATTTTAAGTAATAGACAACGAAGCACACTCATACTCAAAATGGAAAAAATGAAAGAAGTAACAACAATAAAAGTGGAAAGAAAAGTAAGAAATCAATTAAGAAGATTAAAGATTATCCCAAGGGAAAGCTATAATTCTTTGTTTATTAGATTACTAAAGGAGAGAAATGGAAGAAATTAAGATTGAAGGTTACGAGGAAATAACCGGGAGCATGAATAGCTCAACCCATGATTATCCAATATCTATTCAAGTTAGAACTCCAAGTCATAATGGAGTTTTCAATTATAGATATTTCAAGAAGAAAGAGCAAAATATCTTTGAAGATATGTTCAGACAAATTAAAATAGACAAGGTAGGAATATCTATCTGTTTTGATGATGGGAAAGAAATCACTAGATTAGAGAAATCAATGCCCTTATTAATCCAAGCAGTAAAAGAATGGGAACGAAGATTCGGGAGTAAAGACTAATGGAAGAAATTAAGATTGAAGGTTATGAAGAAGTTCCAGTAATTGAATATGATAGTTTGCCTTGGGATCAAAAGAAAACAGTAAAAATCCAGACAGGTATGAAGGAAGAATACAAATATTTCAAGAAGAAAGAAGTATGGCCTAAAGAGATTATGCTCACTTATAATTATCGTTTAGAAATCAATAAAGATGGTGGTGTTAAACTATTTTGTGGAAATTCCTGTTTAATCTTAATAACTTCCTCAGATTTTGAAAAGCCAGACAATCAAGAAATAGACATCAAAGCAATAGAAGAAATGTTAAAAATAGTTAAAGAGATCAGGAGTAAAAAATGACTTGGAAAGAAATAGGTAAAACATTTAATGTAATGGATTATAAAGAATTAATACCAGTATATGAATGTACTAAATGTAATATGGCTAGAACTAAAAATAAAGAAGATAAGTGTTGGGAGTGTAACAAATGATAGAACATAACTGTGGATTAATTATTAAAGAAGAATACGAAGATAATTATAAGTGTGAACAATGTTATCTTAATGAATTGGAGGAAGAATGAGTTTTATAGATATGATGAGACAAGCAGAACATGTGATCAATGAATTAGAAGAGGATGCAAGAAACACGACTCCACCTTTAACTCAGGCAGAATTTAAGGAATTGCATTCCGAGGTAGAAGCATGTGTGAGTGCTATGTTTATGAAAGAATTCCGGGAGAAATCAAGACAAAATGATTAAAAGAGA